ATTATTACCTGATGGATAAATATCATCATCTAATAAAACATCCTTACCACCATTGTTTGTTCCTGATGTTGGAAAAAATGGTACACCACCTTTTAATTTTAAAAATTCGCATAGTGTAGGTTTACCAACTTCGGCAGGATTATAATCATAAATTTTATTTAAAATCCAATAATCACCATGAAAATAAAACTTACCTCTAAAATCAAGTGTTGCAATATCAATCGGATTCAAATGAAAATATCCTTTAAACAATCTTGAATCCTTACTTGTAATTTCATTTATAAACTGTTTATAATATTTATTGAATAAATTATTATTCGTGTAAGTTGTAGCAGTATAATAAACTTCAATTGGCAAGTAAAAGTTAACATCATAAGTAGGACTAGCAACATCATCTAAATGACCTGCATAACCATAAGAAGTTAAATTAGAATGAGTTCCTGACGATGTTATATAGTTATAAGAGTTTGCTGTTGTCTTTACTCCACCATAATACCACAATCTCAAGTTAGCAGCCTTATTTGCATTTGCAGATAATGGCACAGCTTGACCGGATTGATTCATATTTATTATTCTTGGCAATACCTTATCATCTCCCGCTCGGTCAACTAATGGAGTTGGACTGAAAATAACCTCAGTTGTATTTGTATTTGTTAACCAGTCATTATCTATTTCATATTTTTTTTGTCCGTATGTTTGAAGATATTTCTTTTTATAATAATCATTCCAATAATCAGTATCATCTTTGAACTTGTATAAATAAGTCCTAGCATCTAATTCTCCCATTGGAATAACCTCATAGTTTTGAGAATAATCTAATTTATCATCCCAATTAAATATTCCACCCGATGTTGCGTAAAAATTAGGTCTAGGTTCAAAATGCAAAAAATTAGGATCATTTTTATCAGTTTCAGTATATATGTTGAATAACTTAAAAAATGAACTTATAAAATCTTTTTGCTTTATATCATTACCAAATAAAGAACTTACATCAACTGTATCACCTTCTGAAACTGCAACAGATTGAACATCATTTTGAAATGATGATGAACTTTCTAAATTAAACCTGACATAAGAATCAACTGATAATGGATTTTCGCCATAAACATTTAATATGTTTCCTGCATTATCAACTAAAGTTCCTGTATCTCTACGAATAATAACTTGAACATAATCACCTGCTGTAAAAGTATGAGTTACTTCTAAATTAATTGTAGTTGTTAGTGATGTAGTACCTGATGTAATAGGAGATGTAAACAATAAATGATGTTCACCTTGTGGAACTGAAACTGGAGGTACATATTCTCCCATCCACAAAGATGTTGAATTTAAAATTACAGTACTGTTTTTTACTATCTCAATAGTGCCTTGTGGAAATAATACTGATTGATAAGGTAAATAAACACTAGAAGCATTTGGATAATGTGTTAAGCTTAAAAAAATCTCTGTTTTAAATTTATATGATCCATTGGTAGGTACATCAAATTGAGAAGAAGCAGGAAAGTAATTATTACCAGGATCGTAGTTTGTACCAGTTGAATCATCTTGAAATAAAACAGTTTGAGCAGAATTAAATCTATTTGTAAATGGACTTGAATAATCAATCAATTGACCAAAAGATGTATCAAATATTTGAGTTGTATTTGATGATGCTTTAAAAGTTCTATTTTCAATCTGTGCATTTGAAAGCTTTAAATAACCACCGCCATAACTTACAACTAAACTTTTAAAATCATTGTCATTAAATATAGTTCCATCGTATTTAAATCCTGCTTGACTTATTATCTCGTTAATAATAGTTTTATAATAAATAGCAGGGAAGAAGTGTTCTGTTTTCCAATCAATGTTATTATTTAAAGCATAGTCAACCATTGGATAAACATAGCCATCACCTTTGTTAAACGGAACTGTTACACCTGACTTATAAATATAATTATCCCATGAAGCCTTTTGCACATCATAAGTGTATGGATGATTGTACTTTGACAAATCCAAATCCGCCATTGTCTTTTCACCTAACTCTAAGAATAAATCTTTAAGCTTACCAAAACAAGTTACATCGTATTCAATCTTATAATCTGCAAGTACCTTAATACGGTCTAGCTTCATAAATCCTTTAAATACCTCAGCACCGTCATAAAGTATTACAACATCTGCTTTTTTATTTGGATTAAATGAAGGAGTAAAGTTTGTTGTACCGCTTGAATTTACACTTACATTAGTATCCCATAACCAACCAAATATTTGATTATTTATTGCAGTACCCGGTAAAGTGATTGTCTTACTAAAGTTCGTATTCTTAGCACTTGGGTTTTTTACATCCGCAATCTGATAAGTAAATGGCATAGTTACATCGGAAATTAATTCCAAATAATAACCATTGAGTATAATATCAGTTTTCATATTGATTGACGGTATCTATTAAATGCAAAATCCAAAGTCACAGTTAAGTTAAATAACTGGTCATATTCTAAAGTCTTATAATCGTATTGAGTATCTGTAACTGTAACTGATGTAAGTTGACCAGTTGCGTTATCAATTATATAAACATCAGGTGAAGATATAAGTTCTTCCAACCATGTAGATTCTTCTTCAGTTATCCATCCACTTGTCAATTGCAGCTTATCAGTACCAATCGTTGAATATTGAACTTTGCCTCTATTGTGTGAATTATATTCAACTGCTCCTGCATTCCAATTCCAAGCTTTTCTTTCAAAAAATGACTTTTGATATGATGAAGTTTTTTTGCTATTCCAATTAAAATTAAAGAAATCATAACCACCAACTGAGTTCAAAAAACATAATCTGTAAGAAGTTTCCCATGTACATTCACATTCAATATCAAAAAATAACTCTTCAGTCATTGGATTACCTTTATCATCTATTAATTGAACTGAATAATTTTCTACATCTTCATCAATACATGGGGTTTGACTTGATACATAATTTAATTCACTTCCTGAATTTTGTAAATTTTTAGGACCTACTCCAATTCTTACAACATTTTTTGTTCTATTTATTGCAGCAGGACAATCCCAATATATTGTATTCCATTGAATATTGCTTTTATATAAAACAAATTTTACTTGATACACATCATCAGTTGCGCCATCTTGTAAAAAATATAAATAATGCAAATCGTTATAACAAATTTTTTGACCTTTACTTTGTGTTCTAAATGGATAATCAGTTAAGAATTTTCTATCGCTATCCTTCGTAGGATAAATATCTGTAATAGGTGTTTGAGCATTCCACCATCTACTAATAGGAATACAAGCATTCCAAATATACATTGCATCTGATTGTAAATTCTCATAATTAGTAATAGCACTTGTTGGTCCGTACTGCTCACCAAACTTTACTGTTAAAGTAGAATAAGAATTTGTACAATTATAAAAATCATTTGTTGCATTAACAGGAGGATCAAAAGTAACAACATTTCTAAGTACACTTGAAAAATCAAATCTGCATTTTCCATTAATTGGATTAGCACCTTGAATATATCTAACAGCAGTTGTTCCTGAAGTCCATGTTAAGTCAGCTATATATTTAAAATTTTGTTGCGCTGTATTATTTGAACTTACTACAAATTCAACAGGATTGTGAGCCATTGTTATACTTGCACCACCTAATGGATATTGATTAATTGTTATTGCCATTATCTAGTAATTATTTGAATGTTTATTTCACCGCCTCCAAATTGGTCATTAGCTGCTTTTATTATGTCCTTTTGAAAACTATCTAATTTGCTTGAAAACCAGTTTGTGCCTTTGAATCCTTTTTCATGTATCTTTTTAGAAATCATAAACGATAATGCTCTATTTGCTTGCTTTGCGTTTAATTTTCTCGTGTATGTTTTTACAGTTCCATTTGCAAGCTTGCGCTTATATTTAAACTCCATACCGGATGAAGGCACAATATTTTTAGCAGCTATCCATCCACGCAAAGATGATGATTGATAAACCAAAGCTTTTCTAACTGCACCTGTACCACCTCCCGATGTAGGATCTCTTTTATCATCAGTATATCTATAATAATCCGGTAATTCAAGCTGTATGCTCATTTCTTTATTCAAAACATTAATCTTCCATCCTGTTCCTAATGTCTGATAAAGATTTCTGCTTGCTCCAATATGTTTGTTTTTCTCTAATTGATCGCGCCAAACTTTAATGTATTTATTTATAACATCAACAATGGCATTATTGCCCCTAGTAAAAAGTAAGGAATCTTCAAATGAGTCATCAAGCCATTTGCTTATCTCCTCATTAAATTGCGCTGTGCCTGCTCCCTCTGCCATTCTAGTTCTTTTTCTTTTATTCTATAAAATTGTAATACATTTAAAAACTTTGTTGCCTTCCATTTCATTATCTCATCCCACATCAATGGATTACTATTACTTAAGTTATCCAATACATAATACCACATCAAACTGCTCCCACTTGTTCTTGGTTGATTTCCTCTAGCTTTTTCATCAGTATCTTGTCGGCGCTGCTCAAATAATCCTTTATAGCCTCTAGTAAAGTCGGATAAAGATTGCAAAAAAAAACCACGAGCGGATATATTACAGTTATCGGACTTTCCTTTAATATCTCTGACTTATCTTTATTTTCAAGCTTTTTCTTAAAACCAAACTTGTAAGGGTGACAATACAAAGCCAAAATTTTATTTGAATTTGAAATAACCTTAGTGCTATCTTTAGTCAATTCATAATGCTCAACAAAGTCATTTGCAGTCAATTCATTGATGTCAAAGTTTACCCTCCAACTATAACCACCGCACTTAAACTTTTTTCTTGGTTTATCTGAAGGTAATTCTCTTAAAAATTCAATCGATTTAATATCTTCCTTAAGTTCGTTTAATGGCATTTCCTCATAAAATCCAAACGGAATGCCTGTGAATAAACTAAGCATCAATAAGTTACGAGTCAAATCTGCATAAGGCTCTTTATCAATTGACTTATCATTTCTGATATTCTCAATTTCAATCAAATGCCTTAAAGTGACATCATCCCAGCTTTTAGGTAATTTACCTTTCATAATTATAAAGTGTTATATTGTTTTGTTTTGTACCCTTTTTTTTATCTAAAAGATGAATTTAAATAAACTTTCTCAGCTTGCCTATATGATTGATAAGCAATTGCCAAACTCATGACAGCATCATCATGAAACCCGAATGGTGCAGAATATTTCACGCTTCGAGTCTTTGGATTGTACTCATAACTAAATACTTCCAATTCTTTTAATAGCCATTCGTTTTGAAGTACCTTTAAACTCTTATCTTGGTTTGCCACTATTAGATTTTCAATTATATCCTGTTTACTCTTACTTGTTGTTATAAATGGCGAAATATATACTGATGGTATCTCATTACGCAACATTTCAAACACAGCATCACCAACTGAGTTAACCTCGATAAGTGTATCCGGATTAAATTTAAGTAACTGCTCTTTTATCTTTTGGACAATTTCAGTCCAATCCATTTGCCTCCACCTATCACAATAAACCATTTCTGATTTGTTATTCAGTATAGTTAGCACCGTATAATCATCCGCCCTTCCAACATCTATACCTGCGTAATATCTTCCAGTCATTTCGGGAGTATTGTTTATCTGCACATCCTTAAACATCCCTGCTCCGCCATCAATAAACTCAGCTAGATATTCCTGCCTAAATACATGGTCAGGTAGTGTTTGCCTAGCATCGTCAATCTCAGATGGGATAATTATAGGATTGTCATAAGAAGTCATAGTAAAGCTTTTATACTGAGGATTATATCCATCCATCTGATAAAGCTTATAGAAATGATTCCTTCCTTTAGGTGTTGATATTAATAATACCTTGCGACCTTTAACAAGTACCGTTGCTCTTAATACTTCGGTCCATGCTTGCTCACTCATAAAAGCAAACTCATCACAAACCAAATATTCAAAAGTAAATCCACGAATGTTATCGTATCTCTCTGCACTAAAAAATTGAATCGTAGAACCTGAAGCATATTCCAACAATAATTCACTTCGATTAACTGTTCGGTAAATCTCAGGTCTTTTTTGAAATGCTTTATACATCTCATCAAATACTTTCTTGCTTTGCTTATAGGTAGGTGAAACCCATGCACACTTAACATTCTTATTGTTTAATGCCCAATATAATAGCTGATTGGTAGCAAGTAAGGTCTTGCCAAACTGCCTACCAATATTCAGAATGTAATACTTCTCACTCCCCCAATTGATGGCGTTGTGTATCTTCGTCTGATTCTGATGTGGTGTGTATAGTATCGCCTTTGCCAAAGTCTGCTCGGAAAACCATGTTTCCTTTTATTTCTAAATTGTTTTGCTCAATATAACCCCTCTTTTTTCCTTTGCACTTTAAAAAGAATATTGTCGATAATGGATTGCCCTTTGCTATTTGTTTCATCAACGCACTTTCAGCAAAATCCAATGCAGCATTCTCCATATCCTTAACTGCTTTCCTATATTCAGGATCTTCCTTCATCCATTTGTAATGCGTATATCTTACAATGTTCATTGCCTTACAAGCAAGTGATACGTTTCCAAGATTAAGTTCTAAAGCCTTAATCATATTTTGTTTCATCTCAGCCGGATATTCATTCATATAATCCCTCCTCTTTTAAATGATCTACTAATGTTTCTATTATCATTGGAATGCAACCACCACAATTACCAGTAGGTGGATGTCCTATGTCATGGTAAAGTTGACGCATTTGCCTAATCGTTTCATTTGTCGGCATGATTGATTTATACTTATCATAAACCAACAATGAATGCTTGAATGATTCTAATCTTTTGCGTTGTTCTATTGTCATATTATATGTTTTAAGATATAAATTTTATTAAATAACTTTTATTATACGCAATAACGTATAAATTAATACAGCAACAAATCCACCAACCAAGCCTTTACAAATTGCAAACCATATAGGTTCACATGACACAAAGTAAGAATGCGCAGCTACTCCCCAAAACGATAAACATAATTCACAATCAAATGGCTTAATGCTTTTCTTCTTAAATGCCCATTTAAACCGCTGAGGTATTCCGGTCAGATGCGCCCATGTTACTGATGCTATTATGATGTATAGTTCGGTCATTGTATGTTATATCCTTTAATACTTATTTCAGGTATTTCATGCTTTTTACTTACAATAGTTGCCCATGCTCCATCAGTAATTAAGTTTTTACGATACGGAAATAAATGCCATACTTTATCTAACATATATCCAGTTGCTGCAGGTTCTGAATCATGAATAATCATATAATCACATTTATCTGCAAGTTTAATTATATCGATATGTCTGCGCTCACCCGGACTATGGTCAATTAATATAACTGAATATAATTCGTGATTTATTGAATCCCAATCACTGATGTGTATAGCATTATATTTTTCTGCCCACTCTTTATCGTAATCGTAACTAATTAATTTACGTTTATTTTTTTTACAGTATTCAATTAGATATGGAGTTGAACCATCACCGCATCCCATTTCTAAAATAGGTAAATTTGAATCGTTTGTTTGTTCTAATGCCCACCAAAGTAATGGTCTATGATTGCACCAGTTTTCTATTTTTTGTAAGAATTTAATTCTACTCATTGTATTTTATTTAAAATGTTTAATGCTGCTTCAATATTAAATGGTCTAGGCATATGTGCATCAATTGGACTTTCAACATCAAATGTGCCTTGCCAATTATAACGGTCAATTCTACCTTTTGCTAAATCAGTTATAATATTATTTTTACCTCTCAATATTGAATCTAATGTTTTGCCTTTAAGCTTTTCAGTTATTATGTCTTGGTCAACTTGCCACCATTGTTCCCAATTATCTGAAGATGCCTGTTCGTATTTATCAAGTAAAGATTCCATTGTCTTTAAAACATTATCACCTGACTTTATATCCATAGTGCTTCTCCATACTTCCGCTCTCATTGCTATGTAACATATTGGATAATGACCGTATCCAGTTAAGTCATGACCATAACAAGTAATCGTATCCGGATTAGGTTTCCAATAATCTGAACATGGCATCATATCACCATCTGAAGTCATAAGCAAACCATTTTCAATTAAACAAGCTGCAAATAATCTAGAACATTGAACCAATGTCTCATCTCGATATTTGCTTTTTCCATCTAAGTAATAAAATATATTTTCTCCATCAATTAACTTTTGAAGTTTAGTTTTATCACCTCTTAAAAATGTTATTACTTTCCATCCTAATTTATTCCATGCTCTTATAACATAAGGAACATATTGATAATAATCAGGATTGTCATTAGTTGATATAACTACATATTTATTCATTTGACCAGTAAAATAATTGTTTATACTTTGATTCTAATTCTTTATATTCATTTTTATACTCATCATATCTGCATAAAAATTTAAGCATAGGTGGTTCATAATATCCTGCTGCTCCTATATGACCGCAAACATCATTTGTTTCTTTATATCTTGGATTTACATTTTCAAGTGGTACATCATTAAAAGTATTTTTATATCCTATTAAAAAAGTGTTTGGCATTCCTAAAATATAATGTTGCAAAATTGAATCACTTCCATGCTGAGCGTATTTTGGATATACTCTATTAATTAACAACAATTGGTCTGAACCTTTTTCTCTTAAATCGTATCCATTTACTAAACTGTGATAAGTATTAAATTGGTCTTTAAAATGTTTTGTAAATCCAACCATACCACCTAACAATGGAATGTTATGACTTACTGAATCAGTTATTGCATGACATACCTTTTCAGTTTGTAACCATTCATTTACCATTTGTGCCTCACGATAAGTCAACGGTGAATCTAAATCTCTGCAAATAGTATGAGTAACTCCTTCCAACCAAATAGGTTTCATTCTCCATAACATTGCCTCGCATAATTCAGTATAATCATTACCATAAAAAGTAACATTAAACTTTTCCATCATTTTAAATAAATCCTCAAATTGATTCCAAGTTTGTTGGTCTATATTTACAATTATTTTCCAATCAGGATAAAGAACTCTTGCAAGTCTAATGTTTATCCATAACCCTCTTAGATAAGTGTTAAACTCAAAACAATTTTCAGGTGTTGCCCTTCCATAACCGAATAGACTATATGATATTACTTTCATTTATTTGTGATATATTGATAGTTGTAAATTATTTCATCTATAAAATGTTCAGTCTTTATAAGCCCTGTTTCATTTAATTTATATGACCAGTCTTTATCTTCTCCATGATTTAATTCAATAAAATTAACTTGCTTTGCTATTTCCGATTTGATGCAATTTAAATGGTTAGGAAACCTCTCATATTTTATTTCGTTGTTGGTTGTATTCCACGCTGTATATTTAATCGAATGTTCAAATAACTCAGGATTTCCACCATTCCAAGTTATGATGCCACGAAGCGAACAGCAGTCAACATCATTATCAATGCCTTTGCGTATTTCTTTAAAATAGCTTTCAGTTATTGAATCATCATCATCAATAAATGCAATGTACTTACCTTTTGCTACATCTAATAATAAATTCCTTTTTTCACCTATTGAAATATTTACATTGTCATTACTATATATCTCAAGTTCAGTTTCACTAAAATAATCTTTTGAATAATCGGCTATTTGATTAAGTAACCTATCAAGAATTGTTTTTCTCTTTGGTATGCTACAAATTAAAATTGATAATAATATCATAGGTAAAAGTTTTTTGCTGCCCTGTTGATATATGTTTGTCTGTCCTTATCGTAAACTTTAAAACTATCTGTTTTAGCATACTGTGCATCCATTTGCGCTTTACCCCATGCCGGATGTTCATGATTAAATATGTGTTTGTTTACTAACTTATAGCAACCTCTAAGTTTGGCAACATCTTGTGCTTCATTATCACAATAAACCGATTCGTAACTTGGATGATATATAAACCCATCACGTAAATAATATTTGCGACCAATGATTGACATCGTTGCTAAGTCACCTTGATTACCGTCAGGGAAGTGCAAGAACATATCAGTATCATTATCCATGTTGTTTACAATATCCAAATCAAAGTTAGGTTGAATAAACACTTGATCATCTGACACGTTCACTAAAATATCCCACCATTGGTCTACCAAATCCATATCTCTATTTATTGCATCAATCTTATTCTTTGATGTACCGATAATCTTTTCATGTGTAGGACTAATCAAATTAAAATATTCAGGTAATGTCGGATCATCTTCATCAAGACTTATCTGAATGAAGTAATCAACCTCACCACTTAAATTATCGATAATACTGTCAATCGTTTTTTTCAACCGATTTGGTCTGCTCCTGCTTGTTGCTTTGAACATTATTGTCATGTTTCTTCTTTTTAAATTTAATATACTTGCTTGCAAAAAAGATTAGCAATGTTATTGTATTGAATAATCCAATTACTGCGAAAAAGTTTATGAATAATCTTATCATGGTTTAAACGGTTTAAAATATGAATGCTCAGTCAATTCTCTTTGAAACACTTTAAAGTTATGCTGATAGTTACTTTGCTTTTGAAAATCACTTACACTAGATTCAATCTTTTTGCGACCATAATCATAAGCAAATAAATACTCAGGCAGTTTATCCGGCATCAAGTATGGCGCACTATTCAATCCACTTTTGTAGACTCGATTACTCCATCCTGCATGCTCAAATCCCCATCCTGAATATTCTTTATCCATGTAACCAATAGTGCTTAATGCAACGCTAGTTAAAGCCATAAATACTCCACCGCATTCTTTAAAAGTTCTAACTCCAACATGAGTCCTTGTATCCAATGGTTGATGCAATTCGTTCATGTAAAGAAAATGATTCTCACCTGTGTAATCAAAGCAATCTATCATGTACTCCAACCAGTCTTTGTGTACAGGAAAGCAATCATCATCAAATAGAAATATGTAACTGTTATGCATCAAGTTATATAAACACATATTCTTTGAATAAGCTACGCCTTTAAAATTCTTGTCATTGTGAATGTATAGATTAGCTGCCTTAGTATTCTTGCGAATATTCGCCAAACATTCATTCAATCGGTTTTCACGATTCGGTGTTGTTGTTATGCCAATGCCTACGTTCATTTAAGCAGATTCAAATATACTTGATATCTTGTTAGCGCCCATTCCTTCGCATCAAATTCTTTTTCACAATACTCTTTTAAATTACTTGCCAAGTCTTCACGCTGTCTTGGATTCTTAAGTAAATTTTTTATTGCCTTGTACCAACCTTTTTTATTATCGTATCCTTCAATTTTGTAAAACGTGTTATCCGGAAATACATTGTATGGTTCAATGTTTGATGCAATTGCAGCACATCCCTTAGCACCTGCCTCAATTAACTTCAATGGTGACTTGCAATTGTTAAACATATTATTCCTAAGTGGTATCAATGCCACATCAATGTAATCATATATTTGTCCGTAGTGATTGTGGTCTGTTCCTGTTATTCTTAAATATCTTTCACCACTTCTACCTCTTGATGCCATGACATTTTCAATACTTCGATATTCATCGTTATCGTTCCAACCACCTAAGCAAATATTGTATTTATCCAACTGCCTATCTGAATAAAGATAATTAATCGAATC